GTTATAAACTAAAAAGGATTTTTTTAAGTGCAATCTAAAAATGAAAGGCAGTTAAGAGCCGAAAACAAATTACTTAGGAATCAAGTAAAAAATCAAGAAAACATTAAAACTAATAATAGTATAACATCTAGCCGAATTAACAATTTTGGTTTCTTGATGTCCTCACACAAGGGTAACAGAGATTATTTTAAACAGTTTGGGTATCCAAACCAAATTAATTTTGATAATTATTTAGCTTATTATAAGCGTAATAGCATTGGTAGCCGAATCATTGAAACGTACCCAGATCATTGCTGGAAAAGTAAATTTAAAATCATTGAAAACGAAACAGAATCTAAAGATAGCGTTTTTGAAAAAGAAACAAAATCAATTTTAAAAAATACACGTTTAAAGATAGTAAACAAGTTGAAACGTGCGGATATATTAACAGGCTTAGGAGATTATGGTGTCTTATATATTGGCGTTGCGGATGGGAAAAAACCTAGTGAGCCATTAGAGGGGAACATTAACATTAATGATATTTTGTATATTTCCCCTAAAAGTAGCAGGAATGCAGTAATTGACCAATACGATGAAAATATAAACTCACCTCGGTATGGTTTACCGTTAATGTATAATATACATAGTGGGGATTACGCAACCGAAACATTAAGCACAGCTAATAAAATAATGAAAGGAAAACAAACGAAAGTACACCACTCCAGAATTATACATATTGTCGAGAATCCCTTAGAGAATGACGTTATAGGCCAACCAAGATTAGAGAAGGTGTTTAATGATTTAATTGATTTGATGAAAGTTAAGGGTGGCGGATCTGAAATGTTTTGGCTTAACGGTCGAGGCGGTATGAGCTTGGAAAGTGAAGCAGATACCAATTTTACGGAAGATAGCGCAAAAGATTTAGAATCGCATTTACAGGATTTTTCTAATAGCTTGACAAGATTTTTAAAAACAAAAGGGATTGAAGCAAAACCAATTAATTTTGATGTTGCAAACCCAGAAAACCATTTTAACATCATAATTAAATGTATTTCTAGCGCAACAAAAATTCCTATCCGTATATTATTAGGGAGTGAAGCAGGGAGCTTAGCAAGTACCCAAGATGAAAACAATTTTAAAGAGAATGTTATGAATAGACAAATAGATTTTTGCGAGAATGTCATAATTTTACCTTTAATTAATTGGTTTATTGAACATGGTGTTTTACCAACTCCAAAAAATGATTTTAAAATTGAATGGCCAAACTTAATTCCAGAAGATACATCCCAAAATTATAAAAATGCCGATACTGTAGCAACAGCTTTACAAAAATACATGAATACTGAGGGGGCGGATGCCGTTATGCCATTTCAACAATTTTTTGAGATTATGGGGAAAGAATACCAAGGCGCAGATGCCAACGACATAGACTGATGTTATGTTGTAATGTTAGTGACGACCCTACACGGACGCTTACGTTAAGAAATAAAGCAGTAGCAGAGATTACCCGAAGATTTAAACAATTAAATAGGTTAATTATTGAAAGTGTGAAAGATAATAAGATTTTTTTAGATAATGCCCAAGCATTAAAAAAAGAAGAATTTATTTTTTTAAGAGATGGCGACAAATTGAAAAAGTTTGATGCTTGGTTACAAGGTGCAATTTCTGAAATAATTTTATCGGGAAGTGTACGAAAAGATGATACCAATATTAATTGGTTATTAGCATATATTGATACAGCCTACAGAAAGGGCATAAAAAAAAGCACGTCAGTAATGCAACAAAGACTAGGGAAGAATGTTATCCCCGATTTAATAAATTTAGTTAATTTACCACCACACGCTAGGGCGATGGAATTAATATTTACCAGAGATTTTGACCAATTAAAAGGGATTACCGAAGCTATGAGCCAACAGATAAGCTATATTATATCCGAGGGAATACTCCAAGGTGAAAACCCAAACGACATGGCTAAAAGGATTACTGATAGGGTTGAAAAAATTGGAATAACACGAGCTAAACTATTAGCAAGAACTGAGGTAATCAATGCGTTTAACCTTGCTAGGATTAATAACGTTGATGCGTATTCTGATTTTTTAGGCGAGGAAGTCGTTTTTCGTTGGATTAGTGGCGTTGATGCTAGAGTAAGAGATACCCACCGAGAAAGAAACAATAAGTTTTATTCAAAAGAAAAAGTTACGCCGTTAATTGGTGAGCCGAATTGTAGGTGTACAATAACAGAAATTCCAGTCAGTCTTTTGGAGCTTGTATATGACAATCCAAAAGTGTTAAGATAGTTATATTATGATACGAAAAATAAAATGTAACGTAGAAACAAGTAATATTAAATACACCGATTTTGAAGGTGTGAAACATATGGTTATCCCTGTAATAATGGCGCAGGAAGGCGTAATGAACAGGTTTTTTTATCCTTCGGAAGAATTTGAGGGCTGGGCTAACACGTGGGATGGTGTCCCAGTACCTATTAATCATCCAGAGATTGAAGGGGTTGCGGTAAGTGCGAAAAGTCCACGCATCCAAGAATTAAATAGTGTGGGTTATGTTTTCAATTCAAAATATGAAGATAAAAAACTTAAAGGTGAAATTTATTTAAACCTTGAAAAGGTAAAAAAACTTAATGCAGATTATTTAATTCAAAGTTTTGAAAGTGGTGAGATTATGGAAGTGTCTACAGGTTTATATTCTAACGTTGAAATGGTATCAGGTAAGTATGGTGATGATGAATATGATGCCATTGTAAGAAATATTAGACCCGATCATTTAGCGTTATTACCTAATACAGTTGGAGCATGTAGTATTGAGGATGGATGCGGAGCGTCAATTAGTGTTAATAGTTGCCAATGTGGGGGAGTGTGTGGCGGTAAAAAGAACAGCCAAAAAGAGGTAAGTAAATTATTAAATTTAAGCCTAGAAAAAAAGTATAATGATGTAGTGTATATAATTGATATATATGACAACTCGGTAGTCTATGAGTTTGGAAAAAATAGAAGCGTATATAAAGAAAGTTACGCAATTAATGATGATAATGTAGTGATATTAGAAGATGATGCCCACGAGGTAATCCAAAAGACTAGCTATCAAGCGTTAAATTTGAGTGGAGGTAATAATATTATGACAGAAATTCAAAACGAAGAAATAAAAGAAGAAACAACAGAAGAAACAACAGAAGAAAAAACAGCAGAAGAAACAGAAGAATCAACAACAGAAGCAGAAGAAGAAACAACAGCAGAAACAGAAGCAGAAGCAGAAGCAGAAGAAACAACAGAAGAAGTAAAAGAAAATGAAGAAACAGAAACAGAAACAGAAGAAGCGGAAACAGAAACAGAAGAAAAAGAAATAGTTGAAAATCAATTAATTGACAATGAAAAAAAAGAGTTTCTTGCGAATCAAGCAAAAATATTTGATGAAAAAAAGCAAGGACTTAAAAAAGTATTAATTGATAATAAACATTTTAGCGCAGAAGAAGTTGAAACGTTTTCTTTTTCAGTGTTAGAAAAAATCAATAACTTGATTAAGCCGAAAGATTATAGCGGTAACGGATCAAGTTTAATTGATAATAAAGAAGAATATAAACCAAAAGGGTTTATCGAAAGATTACAGGAGGTTAAATAATGTCAGAGAACACAATTTGTTTAAAAACAAACGGAAATCCTTTCCGAAAAGAAGGGAAAGCGCAAGGTGCAATTACACCCGGAGATTTCATAGAGAGAGCCAGCGATGGCGATTTTATCCGTCATACGGCGGTAGGAACTAACTCATTACTATATGCTGTAGAAAATACGTCAAATGGTGGCGGAATTGATGACGATTACGCAACAGGCGACAACGTTCTAGCTAACTATGCTCAATCGGGTGACGAGGTATACGGGTTTGTCGCAGCTTCGGCAGCAGCAATCGTTATTGGCGATCCATTAGAATTTGATGGTGCAGGTGGATTCAAGAAAGACGCAGACGGTTCAAACACTCAAGCGTACGCATTAACAGCAGTTGATAACAGTGCAGGGTCATCTAAAGCACGTATCAAAGTAGAGATTTTATAAGGAGGATAAAATGTTTATATTTAACGAAGAAACAGGAAAATTAGATATTTCAAAAATGAGAACTAACGGCTCATTGCCAACAGATTCATATAAGTTTTTTGATGATGCGTTGGTTAAAGTTGCAAAGCAAGATTTAAAACTTGTTCAAGATTTAAACGAGTATGGGCTTGTTGATAACAGCTTAACATTAGGTGATACGATTGTATCGTATGATAAAGTATCGGATATGACCCCAGCTGAGGTGTCCATGGATGGAATCACACGTTCACAAAACGGTGCGTTATCATTCACTGAAGCAGGTGTTCCAGTACCGATTTTCAGAAAAGATTTTTCTTTAACCGAAAGACAAATTCAGGCAACATCTAGGCTTTCCACTACAGGGATTGAAGTTGCAACACGAGTTGTCTCTGAGTCAATCAACACAACTTGCCTAAATGGTTATGGTCGCAATGTTGATAGCTTTCAATTATACGGACTTAAAAACCAACCAAATGTAAACACTGTAACTATCTCTAATTCATGGGGCGGTGGAAGTGAAACACCATTAGCTAACATTGAATCAATGATCCAAGCTTTACAGAATGACGGTTATGGTTACGCAGAAAATTCTTGTGTGTTGTATGTGTCACCAGATAACTGGGGATATATTGACCAAGATTACAGCACAGCTAAAGGAGATAAAACCTTTAAAGAGCGTTTTGAATCATATGCGCCAATCAGAAAAGTTGAGTTAGGTACTGGTTTAGCAGACGGCGAATTGCTTTTAGTTGAAATGAGAAGCGATGTAATCGAGTTAAAAGTGGCTCAAGACTTAACATTTTTCGAGCAACCAAAAACAGATGCGATGATTTCTAATTTCACTGTTTTAGCAGCAATGGCGTTAGTGGTTAAATCAGATTCAAACGGAAATTCTGGAGTTTGTTACGCAACAGGAGCGTAGTTAGTAGATAATGGCTAAAAAATATAGTTATATTATTAGCGGCAATCACACAGATAGCGAGGGGAATTATTTCCCTCGCAATTCTGTTATTAAGCTAACAGAAGAAGAAGCAAGTAAGCCAATTTTTGTTAATAAATTAACAAAAGTGGAAGTTGAAGAAAAACCGAAAAAGAAACAAGTTAAAAAGAAAGAAGAAGTACAAGAAGAAGTAAAAGAAGTAAAAGAAGTAAAAGAAGTAAAAGAAGTAAAAGAGGAAGTTTAAACAATGGCACGAACCACTGATATTGAGGTAAAAAAGATAATAAGTTTAAATAAAGTAACGGACACTACGCCGTTCATTGACACAGCTAACTTATTAGTCACTAAACACCTTGGTAACAGTGGTTTAAGTGATGATGAATTAACACAGATTGAAAAGTATTTGACTGCTCATTTATTGACGTTACATAATGACGAAAGACAATTAAAAACTCAAAAACTAGGCGATGCCACAGATACATACGCAGGTAATTTTGGTAAAGGTTTAGAATTTTCTCAATATGGTCAAATGGTATTAATGTTAGATAGTACTGGAACGATGCAGGGGTTAGGGGGTAAAAAAGTATCGTTAAGCGTAATTAACGTAAATGACTAAGTATTTTGATGTTGCTACTTATTGGGTAAGTAGTGGGGGCTTAGACGCTTACGGTAATTATTCAACGTACACATCACAATCTATTTATGTTCGATGGGAAGATAAAGCAGAATTGTATGTGACTAGCGATGTAGGGAAAGAATTACGCAGTAGTGCAGTAGTGTATACTAAAACAGAAATAGAAGTAAATGGATGGTTGTATTTAGGGCAATCAAGCGAAACATCCCCCAAAAGTCAAACAGGGGCTAAACAAGTGATGAAAGTTAATAAAATGAAAAGTTTGAAAGGCAACAGTATAATATATAAAATAATGTTATGAATTACAAAAGTGATAATTTAATTAAAAATTTAAATGATTTTATAAAAACCCAAGAGGGTGTAACTAAACAAAGTTTATCTTTAGCTTATGACTACATTAAAGAAAGAACCATACAAATTACGCCAAAGGATACTGGTAATTTGAGAAATAGTTTTTATAAAACATTTTTGATAACACCCAAAAAAAGGGTAGCTATTGAAATAGGGAATAATGCTAAGTATGCCTTAGCTGTTCATGAGAATTTAAACGGTAGATTTAATGTTGGTGAGGCAAAGTTTTTAGAACGTGGAATTTCTAGAAATATTGAATCCGTTAAAAAAATTATAAGGTCAAGATTAAAAGTATGACGCAGAATAATGCTAGTTACGATTTAAGGGATTACTTAATTAACGATGCAGGGTTAAGCATTAATATATTTGTATCCAAAGAACCCGATACACCTATAGAGTGCGTTACGTTATATAATTATAGCGATTCAGATCCAGATCCCAAGTTTAGGATTGATTATCCGTCAATTCAGGTAAGATCAAGAGCTACAACGTATGAAACAGCGTACAATAATGCTTTAACGGTTTTTAATAAGTTAGTAGGGATTGGGCAATTCACCAAAAACACAACTCAATACACTGGGATTTTTGCTAAAACGTCAATTTTCGATATTGGGATTATTGAAAATGATAATTTTGTATGTGGTTTTAATTTACGTTTAATTGTTGAGCCTTCTGATGACGGCCAACACAGGCAATAAAATAATTTGATTTTTTATTTTTTTTGTTTTACTATTAAAATATAAAAAAGCGAGGTTAATATGGCTACAGCAGGTTATAATTTTAAAATTTTTGTAAGTGCCACAAGTGGTGGAACGTATAGCGAAGTCCCATCAAACGATGGATCATTTAACAGGACAAGAAATATTCTAGATGTTACGGATACATCTAATGCAGGATTCCAACAACGATTAGCAGGGTTAGCAGATACGGCATTGTCAACAGAGGCAAACTGGTCGGCAAGTGATACAGCACTAGGCGTAATCGAAACAGCGTACGAAAATGGCGATACAATGTATGTTAAATTTTTACCAGATAACGTAGCAGGAAACGGATATAAAGT